CCGTTGTTTCGCCGATCTGCCCCTATACGAAAAGATAGACTGTTGCACAAAGATAAATTTACCTTCGTGCAACAGCCCCCTTTTGTATGGGAGTGATTCGATGATTCTGAAACAAAAAATCTATGAGGAGGATGGGAAGACGATCCTGCGCAACACGTTCGACTGTTCAAAAGCAATCGACACGGCAAAGCAGGTGTCGGATGAGGGCGGGCGCGGGAAGAACATTATTCCGTTGGGATTTATCCCGCCCGAATATTGGCAGTTCGACCCGTGGCTCATCGAGGCGCGGAAGGCGCAGTGCGCGGGCGATCAGGCAGAGTTTTTGCGCCTTTTGCGAAAGTTCTTTGCCCTGCATCCTGCCTTTGCCGTAAAACAGGACCACGCACGGCGGTATTGGGGAGGAGGTATAACGCGTGATTGACGCAAAGCATCTGAAAGAAATGGTGCGCTGGAAAGAGAAGGACATGGACGAGGTGAAATTCTCGGACTATGAGATTTACCACGCCATGAACGAAGTCCTGCGCTATCTCCGCGCACACCTTGCCAATATGCAGAGCGATCTGCTCGAACGTGAAAAGGTCTATGAGATCGGTGATTTCGTGAACGGTGCAGTGGAGCTTCCGGATGACTTCACGTCTGTAAAGGGGGTCTACCGTCTTTCCGATCACTACCGACTGCATGCCGTTACGAACGATCATGTAACGCCCGATACGTTCCGTCTCTTTGCGGGGCGCATCTACGCAGAGGCGGGTATTCTGCTCCACTACTACGGCAGTCTCTTTCCCGTGAAGGAAGGCGATCCCATTCCTCTGCCGGATACCTACGTTGATCCCATCGTCAAGCTCACACGGATGGTGATGAACAACACGGATGTGGATACGATGACACAGGCGGTGACGGCGGAGGTGGATGCGATTGTTCCACGCCGCAAGTGGAGCAATGCGCGGGCGAAGATGCCGTTCTTTGTCTGAGGTGTTGTCATGAAAACGAGCAAAGCGATTGACGAGATCAAGGCAGCAGGACATGACATTTCGGATGAGTACAGCCGCGCAGAGTGCATCGGCTTCCTCAACACGGCGATTCATGAGGTGTCGGGGCTTCTCATTGCGGCAAACTCTCCGATGATGGTGCAGGAAATCCTTATTCATGATGGGGAGAGTATACCGGAACACTATGTGCGTGCGGCGGGGCAGTACCCGATGCGCATCACGGGACAGGCAGTACGGTTCATTGATCCGATGATGAGTGAGATACGCTTTCGTTATTTTGCGACCATGCCATCGCTTGACGATGAGACAGGCGATTTGCCATTCCCGCATGATGCACTCAATAAATATGTCCTCAAAATTGCGGTTCTCCACGCTCTCAATCGCAATGAGTATGATATTACGCAGGACAAGGCGCTTGCCGATGAATTCCGTTCAATTCTCACGGGGGCGGTGATGGGGAATGGCTGAGATTCAGAAAAAAGTTCTCCATACACCGCCTCTTCCTACTGCGATTCAGGGCGATGGTCGGTATCTCCTCTCTGTCCTGCGCAGCTTCATGCAGGAGCAAACGACGCAGATCAATGCGGCCAACAGTTTTACGGCGGATGAGGTGGAGGCGGATAAAGAGGGGAAGATTCTTTCTCCGCGCAACTTCCGTCTGACATTCTCGCGGCTCGGTGGACTCTTGCAATGGGATCATTCTCTCGGCGCAAAAGAGCTGAACTATTATGAGGTTCGGACGAATAAGAATGTCGGCAGTGAATTTGGGTTGTTGGAACGAACAACTCTTTCGGAATCTGCACGCCTGCCGCCGAGTTATGCAGGGCACATCTTTCTCTTTGCCATTGATCGACAAGGGCAGGTTAGTCACCCGGCAGAACTCAGTTATACCAAGGCACGCCCCACAAAGCCGCGCGATGTTGCGATGACAAAGACACAGGAAGGAACGCTCATCACTTTCCTTGAGATACCACTGGACTGCATCGGCGCATACATCTATGTCAACGATGTGCGCTATGAATCTGTGGATAATATCTTTCTCTATACTGGTGGAGCGATCATTGAACGACTTCGTGTCGCGTACTATGACCAATACGGTGATGGCGAATCCGAGGTTCTTTACTGCGTTATGCCCGATGTGGAAAACTTCATCGTGGAGCGTAATGGCCCGCAGCTAGATTTTATGTGGGATCCACTGTCCATTTATAACGTACGGTATGAAGTCAAGGTTGGAATTACCCCCGAGTGGGATAAGGCTCTTACGATTTTCACGACGAAGCTCAATAAGCATCGTTTTATTTATCCAAACACGGGGCGTTACTACATGCTCATCAAGGCGATTGACGAGCATGACAACTACTCGCGTAACGCCGCGTACTTCCTACTGACGAACGAAGAGGATATCCACAAAAATGTGATTATCCGGCTCGATCAGGAAAAGACGGGCTACAACGGAAATAAGATCAATCTCTACTACGACATGGCGCGTGAGTCTCTGCTTCTCGAAAAGGACGCACTGCGTGGGGAATATCTCATCGATGTGAGGCTTCCGCAAAAGTACCGTGCCCGCAACTGGCTTGAGGCAAGCGTCATCGGTGAGACAAACAGCAGCCTTGTCTTTGACGATTTGGATTTCGCATGGAATAGCGAAGAAGCTGCGAATACTATGTGGAATGGCACGGTAGGCGACCTCAGAGGTGTTGAGGTACTGCATGAGATTGCACGCTATGATCCTTTGGATACAGCGCGTTTTCTTGCAGTAATTTCACTGGACGGCACACTCACAGGAACGGGAGCGACGGTGCGTACGCAGAAAAATGTCGTGTATGCGCCATCACGATGGACACAGGGGCTGCGCCTCTCGTGGAAAAGTGATGTGTCCTATGAGCTGCAGATTCCACAGCAGTTCTCGTTGATGTTCTGGATTCGTCTGCGGGATGGCCTGTCTGATACGCGGATTCTCGCACTGACAGGCGATGGCAGTCTCGTGCTTGAATATGACCGCCGTCTCAATGATTTCCGCATTGTCGGTTCGGATGGTGTCTATGTGCGTGCAGCAATCGCATTTCGACCGAACGACTGCCTTGCCGTCGGCATTGTGCAGGAAGCGGCGGTGCGGCGGCTTTTCTTATACAGCCTCGCAGGGGATGTGTGCACAGAGGGGAGCGCAGCGGCGAAACCGCTCAAGAATCTCATGCGCCTTGTCTTCGCGGGGACATTTGAATAGGAGTGATGAATATGAACAAGGTAGATGGCATTCATCTCAAAGGTTCTTTCGAGGGTGTCCTGCACCATGCGGACGGTACGGAGGAGGTTGTACGCAAGGACAATCTCATCGTGAACGCGGGCTTTGACCTCATCTTTGAACGGTTGTTCCAGTCGCAGAACGATAACTCGCGGAATAAGGCTTTGCAGTATATCGCTGTCGGGACGGGGGCGAATGCGGCTGCGCCGGAGCAGACGAAACTCACGAACTTTCTTGCGGCACAGGGTGCACAGTATTTCCATACAAATGGAACGAAGGAGTGCAAACTTGTCGCGACATTTGGTACAGGGCAGGCAATTGGTGCAATCACAGAGGCAGCGGTCTGTTACTGCAATGATGGTATGCCATCGGCGACAAACAACTACGGCATCATTGACCGTGTGACCTTCCCTGTTGTGAATAAGGGGACGGAGGATGTTTACACATTGACGTTCAAGTTTGTGCTCGGAGAGCTTACGGGCTGAGGTAGGAGGCATGTGAGATGAGTGCGGAGAAAAAACAGACAGAGCCGAATTTCCGCCTCATACATCCCTATACTTTTGACGAATGCGCTTTTGACTTTGCCGATCCACGCACGGAGCGTATATTTGCGCTGTTCGGTGCGGTGGAGATCACGCAGAATCACGCGGAGACGGTTGGGGTGGATGGTGTGTTTTCCAGTGTGACGGCATATCACACCACTCTTGCAGAAAACGTTGCTCTTGCGACGGATTCTGTTCCAGTAGAGGTTCCCCCTCATATCGTTACGGTGCAGGTTAGCGCAAAGGATTCGGTTCTCGTTGCCGAGAAAGAGCCGATACGTGTGGAGTTCGTGGAGCAGGTCGGTCTTGGTACGGTGCTTCTTCATGCACAGCACGGACATATTTATATCAATTTTACAGAGAAAATCGGGGTTTCGTCGGTGATTTTGCCGCCGATACAGACAGAAATCGTCGAGCAGATCGGTATTCGTGACGAGAGGATTCCACAGCCACAGTCATATTTTTCAGAAGCACTGGGATTTGACGGTACGCAGCAGGAGGGACAGGAACTCTCGTTTATCCTGCGTGATGGAGGCGGTCTCCTGGATTCCCAAGGACAGGTGTTCACAGCGCATCGTTCTTTTGCTGAGGAGATCTCCATGCAGGAAGAGACGCATGGAGTTTTGCATTTGTATCGGTCGTTTGTGGAGCGGATCAGTCTGCGTACGGAGATCCTGCCGCCGTTTTCCACATTGCTTGTGGAGGGGATCTGCTTACAGGGCGACAGAATCCCACAGCCACGCTCTCTGCTTTCGGAGAAGTTTGTGGTTTTAGAGGCACTTGTTCCGCCTCTTATGTCTCATTTCACAGAGCGTATTGGGTTCTATGACACCGTAGTACGTGCAAGTGATGCCTCTATTTCAGGGGTTGCCGTTGGCAATGGTATGACGCTCGCAGAGTTCAAGAGCCGTCTCATGCGCCCCATTGGATACGAGATGTTCCGCCCGTTCCATGTCGGTGAATACGAGTATGAACAGGCACTTGTCCGCATCTCTATGACAACGGGCAGTCTCGGCGCAATCCCGCAAATCTATGATGTCGTGATGAATGTGGATATCGACGACACCGTTGACCGTGGCACGGCACACGTGGAGGCAAAGGAAACGGAGATTCCGTATCACAAACATTACTATACGAAGCCGGAGGTCACCGTTTCGCTCCAACGCGGGAATACGGGAGACGGAACTCTCACGCCTGAGATCACGATGATCGGGACGGACTTTTTCCGCTGTATCCTACATAAGCGCGACGGTACGGCGGCAACAGGGACAGTTTCATGGACGGCGGTTGGCTACTAGAGGAGGGCGGATATGCAGGATTTCAAAATGCTTCAGGGACAGGACAACGTCAAGAATAGCAGAGGGACGATCAACGATAACTTTGCAGCGGTGGCAAGCAATTTTGCGGGTGAGTTCTTCCCTACGGCGAATCTCTACGTCGGTATGAAGTGCTATCGCACGGACGAGCAGAAAACCTATACACTGCGTCAGCTTGATCCTGTGCGCTGGGACGAGGACGCGGCGGGGGTTCTCAAAAACGAGCGGAATATCAGCCTCACGGGTAAGGCAACGTCGGAGGCGGCGGGGTTTGACGGCTCGGCGGACATTGCAATCAACGTCACGCATGTGGAAGCGGATTCGTGTACGGGAAACTCTGTCACCGCCACGACAGCGGCAAATGTGAAGGGCGTGATCGCCTCACAGAATGCCCCGCGTCATGTGTGGTTCTCAGCAGTGCAAAACGAGACCCAGCGCGAATATGCGAACAATTTTGTCTTTAACCCCACCTCCGGAACGCTTGCCGTTCCGCAGGTGGAGGGGACAGCAAGTCATGCGGTGCACGCGCATACAGCGGACCGCGCAACGGCGGACGGAAACGGTGTCAATTTTTCAGCGAACTATGCCCCCAAAGATGGTGTTGGCACCTACGGAACGTGGCCGATTGGCATCACCGGGAGAGCAGCAACGGCAGGGCGAGCGGAGGTCGCAGACAGGATCAATGGTAACGTGCTCGTTTTTGGCAACGGCACAAAACTTTGGGTGGAATAAGATGGGTGAAACAGGAAAACGGCTCTATATCGAGCGGCTTGGCGGTCGGCAGGAATCCTGTCCGCTCTATTCCACGATGGGAGAAGCAAACGGATTGGGCGGGGTACTTCCCATGGTCGTTGGTGGCATTACATGCTATGCGCCGCTCTGCGCCATTGGGGCGAGCGAGGCAATAGGCGGGCGTGTGGAGCGTCCGGACGGGAGGAGGATGGCACTTGCGCGAACGGGGCATAAAGAGCAGGAACAGCCCAACCCGCCAACGCCAACCGATCCACCGCAGCCGCCACCGCCGCAATATAATGTGCTGGGAACGGTGCGATTGAGCACGAATTTGTTTGGCAGTAGCCCAACGCATGACATTCCTATCTATCCTCCGGGTGCGCGCATTAGCATCGACGGGTATGAGTATTACTATTGGACAACGGATTTTCACCCCATCTTGCCCGACGGGACAAAGAAAGTTCGTATATCTGCTTTTACGGAGATACGCAATCTGCGCGGGAACAGTGGAATGGATCATGGTAATTCTTTGGAATGTACTGTTCCGTACAAATACGGGGCAAATATCAAACGAATTGTTGCGACACAGATCAAAGGGAATTTTCCCACCTATAATCTTGTGTGTACACAGTTGACGTTCCACGACATCAACGGGAAATTTATCGTCGCCGGGGGAATCCTGGTTTTTGATATGAGCCATATCTTTAATATCGCAAACGGTTTTTATAAACGGCGCGTACTCTTTGATGTTACTTGTCTTGGTTAGGAGGTGTATCCGTGCAAGATTACAGAGAGGTGCTGCCATCCAATACCGTGCGGGAAGCGCGGGATATATGGAATAACAGCCTGAATACACTGCGCTCCACGCATGCGGGCGAGGCGTTTCCGACGGAAAACCTTGTGCTCGGCATGAAGTGCTTCCGTTCGGATGAGAAGAAAACATACACGCTTGTGTCGCTTGACCCTGTGGAATGGAAGGTTGAAGCGGCGGGGAAAGAGAAGCTCGACCGTGAGGAGATTGCGAGCCGCCTGGAATTCATGGCAGCGCTTTCGAGCGATTTGCTAAAGCGTATCCCCGACTGGACAGGGTTGTTCAATCGTGCGCTCAGTCTTGAGCTTGTGGACTTTGCAGACTTTGGAACGGGCTGGAACGTCACGAATATGAGCATGCTGTTCCATGAATGTATGTCCCTCACAGCAGTGCTCAACTTCAAAATTCCGCAGGAGTGTCCCGTTAAAGACGTGCACGGGATGTTTTCAAAATGCACGAAACTCTCTGCGCTGGATGCAGCAGGATTTCAGGCGAAAAACGTTGAGGATTTTGTCGATATGTTCAGCGACTGTCATGAACTCAGCGTGCTTGATGTGTCGAAATGGCAGATGGGGCGTGCGATCAATATGCGCGGGATGTTTCGTAACTGCTGGAAACTGGAATCCCTTGACGTATCTAAGTGGGATGTGAGCAAGTGCACGAACTTTGCCGAGATGTTCGCAGGATGTCGACGTGTGCGCAGGCTGGACTTTACCGCATGGGATACCTCAAAGGCAAAGGCGATGGGCGGAATGTTTCAAGGCTGCGGGAATGAGACTGTACCATTTGTACCTTTGAAGCTTGACCTTACGATGCTTGATATCTCGAACGTAGAAACAACGGTGAACATGTTCGCCTATGCCCGCGCAGAGCTTACCATCGGCGAGAAGATGCGAAAGACTGGTAAGTGTAAGCACATGGAGGGAATGTTCTATCGCTTTAACAACCTCGGCGATGTCGTGATTGCGGGTGCCGGATACAATCCGGCTGTCATGGCAACGGATTATCGCGGTACACCGTGCAAACAGACGATCTTCACGGCGTTTGACTACGCCTCTGTGGAGAATATGTCGGGGATGTTTGAGGGGACATATACCGAGAATTGCGAGATTGATGGAAAGAAAGGGCTTGTTTTCCATGTATCTACGCCAAATGTAACGGATATCTCAAATCTGTTTGCCTCGTCTTACGGAGCTGCGTTCATTGACTTCTCGATGAACATGGGGCACGTCTGTGATATAAGATATCTTTTCAACACAGTACCCGCTGAATCCATTCGACTACGTAATTTCGATACGAGAAATGTGGGGAGTTATAAAGAGCATGTCGGTCACTCTTATGTGCAGCACAGCCTTGACACCGATATGTTCAAGAACTGCCGCAATCTGCGCTATCTCATCATCGACAGCACGCAGTTCATATTCAAACTCACCGAGGATATTCTAGCCGATCTGCCCGCCGAATGCCGTTTTGTCGTTCCGCGTGCCATGATTCAAACGTACAAGGCACAGAACATCTGGAAGGACTACGCAAGCAGATTTATTGCAATGGAGGATTGCCGGCTCTATGGCGCATACGTGAAGAGTGCGCCCGCATAACGAAAGGAGATCATGATGAAGTACAAGCTGAAGGACGAATGGACATTGATCACGGAGAATCAGGGAACGCTCTATGCGCCGGAACGCGGGGTTGAAATCTCGACGGAGAAGGTGAACGGTTCGGGGTTCATTCTCAATCCGCTCACGCCGTTTCCGTTTAAGGGGACAATCTTCGCACGGGCGGCAAATGGGCACGCAGATCTGAATGTCGTGAATGTGACCCTGCCGACGAGCTGAAGAAGGTGATTCCATGCGGCGGATGATGAAGCATAACGCGCGTCCTCTGGTATTCAATGACTTCTCAGGCGGTATCAATGTCATGAGTGAAGGCGATCTTATCGCTATGAACGAGATGCAGGAATGTCAGAACTTCTATTTCCTCGGGTATCAGCGGTCGCTTACGGCGCGTGGCGGGCTTTCAAAACCTCTCGTGACGTTTCCTGAAGATATCTTAGGGACGTACTACGACATTGACAGCAATATCTTTCTCGTATTTCTGCGGGACGGGAGTATCTATCAAGTGCCGACACTTCATGTCGCACCCGTCAAGGTTGGGAAACTCACAGGCGACAAACGCCCTATCTGCGTGAAGTTCCAAAACCGTATCTGGATTGCCTCGGGGGACAAGCTGCAATTCTACAACTTTGCGGAGGAGAACAGCGTACAGATCGTTCCCAAGGGCCCTGTCTGTGATCTCATCTTCGACCGTGGCGCACGTCTTTGTGTAGTGCGTACAGGAACCGACCGTGTGCTCCTCTCTGCTGTGGGCGACGGGGAGACGTGGAACACAGATGATAACGATGCCTCTACGGGTGCATGGATTGATGTCGGCTATGGGGACAGCGCAGATATTATTGCCGTCGTCCCGCTTGCAACCGATCTCCTCATCCTCAAAAACAACGGAATGATCTATCAGCTCACGGGCGACAAGGAAGTCTCCTCGTGGATGATCTACCGCGTTGCGACACAGACGGATCCGGTCGGACGGAATGCTGCGGAGGCGGTGGGCAACGATGTCGTGTTCGTCAGCCGTCATGGCATGAAAACCATGTCCACAACGATGGACTACGGGAATATCGCGCAGGGTGATCTCGGCGAAAAATGGAATATCCTCGTAACGAGCGGGCTCTATGAACCTGCTCTTTTTCATCTGCGCCGCCGAAAACTTCTCCTCATTCAGCCAAAGGAAAAGCGCGGGGCGTTCATTGCATACAACTATGCCGTGCGTGCGGCAACAACGCTGAAATTCGCCGTTCCCGTGACAGCGGTGAACGAGACAATGGACTCGGTTGTCGTCGCCTCTGGCAAGGCACTCTATGAGATGGATGAGGAGAACCTGAAGGATGGAGACACACCGATTGAATTTCGTTTGCGTCCGAAAGACCTTATCAGCACGGAGAAGATTCTCGTGCGTAGTGTGGACTCCTCCATGGCCGCAGCACAGGCGGGAGATGTGAATGTAGAGATTGACAATGTGCGGCTCAAGATGCCGTCCAATGCCCGTCGTAAGGTGCGCTGCAATCATTCGTCGCCGCGCATCCAGACCACGGTGAGCGCAACAACGCCGTTTCAGATGAAGCATCTCATGTTGGAGGTGGTTGATCTATGACGCTTGATGAATGGATTGCGTTCTACAATCGCAAGAACCCGCAAGACTTGTTTCAACCAACAGAGGGGTACGAGTTCTTCTTTGTCCCTGATAAGGGCTTTTGTGAGGTTTGTTTTCGTGCGGATATGGTCATCATTGCACAGCTTGCCGGGGACGCACGCTATTTCAAGGAAAAGGTGGAGGAGGCGGCGCGGGAACTCGGTATCCATGAGGGTGGAACGATCTGCATCCGCAAGGAAATTCGTGCCTATGCACGTCTTTTCGGATATCGTATTGAACGAACAGAAGAACTGCCGGACGGGACAAGGCGGTATTATGCGACGCATCGGGATACTGGGAAATGGTTTTTAGCATCGCCCGGCTACACCTACGATGAGACGGGAACGACAGCCTATCTTGTGACATGGGAAATCTAAAGGAAGTGACGATATTGAACTGCTATCAAGGCAATCCGTATGAAGGCGAGGAGTGGTGGCCGCAGGAGGAGAAGGACACCTATGTAGAGCTGCATTATGGGCGTATGGTGCGGTATAAGAAGGGCGGTGGTAGCCACACCACGACGGTTCAGAACTCTTACCAACCGACGCCGGGAGAGATTCAGCTTGCACAAGCGAGCGCGGACTATGCAAAAAAGGTCGCGCCGAACGCCTACTATTTGAACGATCTCGGACGCAAGCTCCTCGAGAACTCGCTTGGTGCGGTACAGGTGGATTTCAACTCACTCAATCAGCAGGGTCAGAGCCAGATTGGGGACGCGACGAATGGAATGCGAGGACTCATCGGCTCGAACAGTGCGGCGGCAGGAACGGCAAACAGCAGCCTTGGAAACCTTTCGGGGCAGATGGGGACTCTTGCGAAAGAAAGTGCGGGACGGCTCGGAACGCTTGCGGGGGTCTATCAGGGAGGTACGGAGACGGCAAACAAGACACTTGCTTCGCTTGCCTCAGGAGAACTTCCGCAGAAGTATCAAACGAATATGGAAAACAGTATTCGCTCGGCACTTCAAAACACGATGGGAAAATCACTTGCGCATCTCGGCAATCGCGGCGTCCTAAACTCCTCTGTAACGACGGGAGCGATGAACGATATCCAGCGCAATGCCGCCGATGAGGTGGCACGTCAGTATCAGTCGAACATCAATCAGGTTGCGGGGCTCACACAGCAGCAGAATACCAATACAACGGCACTCGCGAACAACCTTGGCAATCTCTACAACACGCAGTATCAGCAGCTGCAAAATGCCCTTGGGCAACAGGCAAATCTCGCGCAGCAGCAGTTTGCCAATACGCAGAGCAGTAACGCCCAGAACAGTGCTCTGTATGGAAATCTTGCCAACTTGGCAGGTTCGCGGGTTGCCCTTGCCGCCGCCGCACAGGAGGCGGCACAGAATCCCGCGTTCCGTGCGTGGAATGCGTCAATGGGGCTCAACGGAGCAACAACGAACGCTCTTGCGGGTATTGCAGGTAAGGGGGCAAGTACGCAGACCTCGACGCAAACGCAATCTGGAGGAGGCGGTTTCCTCGGCGGGCTCCTTGGCGGCGTCATTGGCGGTGCGGCACAGGGGCTCGGTATGGGGCTTTTCTGTTTCCCGCCGGGGACAAAGATCAAAATGGTGGACGGCTCGGAAAAGAGCATTGAGCACATCGAAGTCGGCGATAAGGTCATGTCATACGCAGATGGTGCGGAGCAGGAAGCAGAGGTCGTGAACGTTATGTCGCGACATTATGCGGATGTGTATAACATCCAGTGTCGGCTTGCCCATACCTCGGCAACGCTATCGCAACCCTTCCTGATGGAGGATGGAACATACAAGACGCTCGGAGATATGCGCATCGGCGATGTGCTCCATGGTGTTGGTGCAGTTTACGGGTTGACCTATAGCGGCGAGCGTCCTGTGCACGACATTGAGGTCAGTGGCGCGAACACCTATATCGCGGATGGTTTTGTTGCAAAGGGCGGCGACCGTGCGACATGGCATGAATGAACGGAGGTAAACGATGGACTGGGAACAACTTGGTTACATGCTTGGGCATGCGGGAACGATGTCATGGGCGCAGAACTATTTCAATCGTGGTCTTGATAAGGCACGTGATCGGCTCGCCGGAATTACCGACCCGTCGGGCGAGGAACGCAGAAGAGCACAGGCAATGGCGGACAAATACTACGGCAATGGTCTGCTCGGACAGAACCCTGCAACGCACCTTCTTCAGGCAAAGAGAGACTGGATGCAGGCGGACAACGATGCGCAGTATCTCCTCAACAACGGCTATGCGGAGGATTCGCCCGATGTGCAGAAATTCCGTGAGATACAAGCGAAAGCACATGCAAGCGCGGATGAATGGCGCGGTATCGGTAAGAGCATGGGACTTGATCTCTCGCGGCTTGGTGCGGGGATGAACCTCTCCGAACTCAAAGGGGAAGTCAATCGTTCAATTGCACCCATGATGTATCAGAAATACCCTGATATGCAGGAACAGATGATGCAGCGAAACGCATGGGCGGGGCAGACAGCACGGAATATTCTTGGCGGCATGGTTGGACAGGGGACAGAGCAGATTATCCCGCGTTCAGGTGCGTCTTTGCAGACGGGTGCGGCGCCACAGGCGGCTTCTCCTGCGCCCGCCGTATCTGTGCAGCCGGTGACAGGCACAGCACCGATGTCGCCGCCCACTGCGCAACTTGGCGGCTATGCACCGCAGGGGGCGAATCTCCTCAATTTTGACCCCAATGCAGGTTTTGGCATGACTGGCACTGCAAACCCTACCCTGCCCGGCCAAAACGATTCCCTTGGTCGGGCTATCTCGGGGGCTGATATGTTCCAGTTCCTTCAGGATCGCGGCGTGATTCCGAAGGAGCGGACATATGCGGAGGAAGTTGAGGAGATCGCAAAGGCGTTTGCACAGCAGCGTGCGGCAAAGATGAGCGACCGCGAGATTCGGCAGTACCTCAAGGATAACGGCGTCCCCTCTAACATTGCTAAAATTGTAATGGCAGAGCGCACGCAGCAGATGCAGGAGCAGATGAAGAAGAACGCACTGGCTCAGGCGGCAGCAGCATCCTCCTCGCCGCAGATGGCGTATCTGATCGCGGCGGCTGCGGCAGACCCGAACATGAAGGTCTCGGATCTTGCGGGGCTTATCAATGCGACGAATCCCGATCTGCGTCTTGACACCATCGACCTTGGCGGGACAAAGGTAGCCATGACGCATGATACCAAGGGGCGTGTACGCGGCGGTGCGCAGGTACTTCCTGTAACGATTTCACCAAAAGATCTTGCAGGACTTCAGTACAACTATGACAAACTCGGTGCGGACATTGATATGGAGAATCAAAAGAACGCATGGCAGTACTACAACACGGATACGGTCGCCGCGACAAGTCGTCAGAACTCTCAGCGACAGGCACAGGCACAGCTGGATGCGGCGAAAATTCGTGGTGAATACGGACTGGAAGAGGCGAAGATGCGCGGTGAACGTACGGGGAGCAGTGGAGGACGCAGTGGTGCTCAACAGGGCGGTGGACTAAAACCCAATGAGGCACTGAACATTCTCAAACAGGCGCAGATATGGGATGAGGATCACCCCGGCGAGGAGTGGGCGAACCCTCTTGCCGATGCACGGGATAAAGCTCTTGTCGTACTCAATGAATACGATAATGTTGACCCTGATAACAAAAATTCGGTATACAGTTTTGGGCAAAATATCCTGGAACAAAACGCCCGCGACGGCTTCCCGTATACCGTGGAACAGTTGAAACAGATCATTCGGTCTGTTGGCGGTGAGTTGGCGGAACAGGCTGCGGAGGACTTGCTCTCAGGAGAGGGCAGAAAATACGGAAGAGACGGATAAGGAGAGATTGGTATGAGTTGGCTGGATCGAATTGCGGCGCGCGCAGGTGTGGAGCGGGATTGGGGCACGGGTGCAAATACCGTCGCACAGGCTTCCGCTCCCCCTGATGACAGCGCGTGGAAATACATCTCGGCGGGCGACGTGTCCGGTCTCGCCGACTATACGAATCGGGAATACAACTATCACAAGATTCCGTATCTCGGGCAGCTCGTCGGACACACCGCGAACAATATCACAATGGGGCTTGCTAATTACGCACAATTTCTCGGCGCAGATTCTGTGAGCAATTATCTGTACGAGAAGGGGAAAGCGGGGGAAGCACAGCTTCCAGAATACCGTGAGCCCGAGCTCTCTCTTTCCTATGTCCTCGACCCGAACGGACTCCTCTCCGCTGGTGCGATGGTGGCCGGCTCTATGCTCTCTATGGCACCGGTCGCCGTGCTTGCGCCCGTCGGTGGAATTGCAGCGGGCGCGGCCAGACTTGCGGGGAATGTTCCGAAAGTCGGAGGACTCCTGAGTAATTTTGCTCCCGGTGCAGTGCGTTGGGCAACGACGGGACCCGTCGAAGCGATGATGGAAGGCGGCGGCACAGAGCGCGAAATGCTCGAAAATGGTGCTTCCCGTGAGGCGGCAAATGCGGCGTCGTGGGATGTGTTCAAAAAGAATGCAGCACTTCTCACGGCAACAAATGCCCTTGAGGGTGGACTTCTCGGCAAACTCGGTGTAAAGACACCGACCTTTAAGAATCCTGTTGCAAACGGAATTAGTCGCGCGGCGGCGTATGCACCTCAGACGGCAGCAGAAGCAGTCTTGCAGGGGTATGAAGAGGGGGCGCAGGAGGGAATTCAGGCTGCCGCAATGGGAAATGGTGCAAATACGGCAGCCCAGATACTGCACCCATCCAACTGGACAGAGGGACAATGGGATGCGGCAAGGATGGGGTTTGCCGGCGGCCTTCCGCTCGTCGGCGGAATGGCCATTGCGCGGCGTTTGGGTAATCGAGTGTCGCGTCCTTCCTCGGATGCCCCCATGAAGTCCTCTGGCAATGAGAACATCGACGCACTCATTGCACAGGCGGCAGAGAAGTACGGCATTCCCGTGAATCTCCTTCACTCCATCGCGCAGACGGAATCAGAGTACAATCAGGATGCACGCTCTGAGGCGGGTGCAATCGGTATGATGCAGCTCATGCCCGACACAGCGGCTGGACTTGGGGTTGACCCGAACGATCTCGCCGGCAACATTGAGGGTGGCGCGAAGTATATGCGTGAACTGCTGGATACATTTGACGGTGATGTCGAAAAGGCGGTCGCAGCATATAACGCTGGCCCGAATGCCGTCAAGCAGCACGGTGGAATCCCGCCGTTTGAGGAGACGCAGGACTATGTGCGTAAGGTCTTGGGCGGACTGGACGGCTACGATACCTCTATCCCGCAGCGTATGCGCAACCTTGCGGATGATGCTGCGCCTTATATCGGTGTAACAATGGACAACGGAACACAGGGCTGTGTCGAAGCTGTAACGAAGATCGGGGCGAAGTCCTGTCCGTTCCTCGCGCAGGAACTCGAGAACGGCGTTGTCAATGTCGACCGCCTTGTTGAGCACGCAGGAGATCGCGTCATTCCGTTTGACCCAAACAGTCTCGAAGAGGGCGATGTCATTGTCTACGGTGACGGGAGCGACCCGCAGCTGCACGTTGTTCTCTACGACGGTAAGGGCGGCTATATCGGCAACTCCACGGAGCGAAACAAGGTCGTTCAGGAAACGGATTATACGGCGATGGGGACGAGCGAGAACGGCGAACCACTTGTCCCGACGAAGATCATCAAGACGGGTGCACAGTTCAGCGGAGCAGGAGCACATTCCCTTGCTGCGCCTGTGATGCCAGACTTCACAGGACTCATCGCAGACGAGACAAATATTGCGGCGACTCAGGAAAAGATTCAGAAGCTCATCGACACGGATTCCTTGACACCAGAACAGCACGCTGCAATCTTGCAGGCGGCAGAGATGGCGCGTGACACGCCCATCGGAAGCGGTACAGACCCCGCCTTGGAAGCCGAACACGTCAACGAGTGGCAGAGCCTCATTGACCGCAAGGACATAAAGGGCATTTTCGAGAAAGACCCGCAGCGCATCGTTCAGACCATGACAACGCTCGGGAAAGAACAGCGGGCGCAGAAGACGCGGGCGGCGATTGAAAGCCAGCAGCAGATCGAGGAAACGAAACAGGCACTTGCGGCTCTTGCGACACAGGCGAATGCACAGCCCGTACAGAACGGAGCAGTCCCCCCGACGGTTCAGCAGATCGTTCCCGCGCAGAATGCACCGACGGAGATGCCCGCTCCGCCCGAAAACGTCATGCAGATGCTGCAGGAAGAACCTCCTATTTCGGATGCGTTTGCAGCTGGACTTCAAAGTGGCACGGCGGATGCGGTACAGACGGCACAGACCGAGCAGCCGCACACACTTGTTTCGCAGGAAGAGTTTGCGGGGATACTCTCGAAGGTTCAGCAGTGGGAACAGCCGCTTCTTTCCATCCCCGAATATGTCGCAGCAAGAAATCGGCAGGACTGGGCGGCGACTGCACAGATCGCACGCGCGGCAAATGTCCCAGGTGTGGCACAGTTCTATGATACGCTCATGGAGCATGGAAGCAGGAATGCGACGAATATCACACCATATGCGCCACAGCAGAGTGCACCGCCTACGGTAGTTCCTTCGGCAAAAGCCCATGTGCCTGTTGTTGGCGTGCGCCCGAATGTGCCGACGCGTCTGCCCGATAACATTGAGGAACGCCGTGCACTCGGACGCTCTCTTGGACGCTTCATGACGGACAACAAGATCCATATTCCCAAACAGTTGGGATATGACCTCGCAGGTGGTCGCGGAAAAGCAATCCGGGCGGCAAACGATAAGATCGGAGCATGGGAGGAAAAGCGTGCGGAGCAGGAAGCACGTGCGGGGAAAAGCGGGGGCGTGAACCCCTCACAGAACGCACAGGAGGATGCACAGGAGACGCGAAATGCCGTAGACGACAGAACCCTTGCACAGCGTGGGGAACGCGCTCAAAACGGCTCTCACAGCGTCAGGGAGAAGTCTGCCCAAAATGAGGCGGAGAACGAGCTTCCTCCCGGCTATCGGACGGAATCGGGCAGACCCCTTTCCGAGGCAGACCCGCAGGAATTTATCATCAAGCCGAACGGAAGCAGGAACTTCGGGGAGATTCCGCAGGAGATTGAGGACGCAACGGGCGGCAAGGTGAAGTCTGCCCCGATTCGTCTGCGCGTGGGGACAGAAGATGGCGGTTTTGTGCATTTAGTCAAAGAGCACGCCGCCCAAATGAAACAAAAAGGATATGGCGTGATGGATTACATCAACCATATCCTTCAAAATTTCAATCAGGTGTATAGCCAGCAGACAGAGAAGCGTCCGCATCGTTTTGTCCTCTACTGTAAGGGGGACGAGAGCAAAGGCTTTATGCCGATTGATCTCGAACTTGAACAGACGGGCGAGAACTACTATGTTATCGTTTCCGCTATGCCACATAAGGAAAAAATAAGAGGAACTTTACTCTTTGACGGGAGTGCTAATCCGTCTGCCGTTACCACCGACGACACCCTTCTGGAGGAGACCAACCATAATGGTGGTGTTGGTACATCCCCGAACACCCATGGGAAGAGTAAAGATCCTTCTACCTCCACTATATCATCCGAGGCGGAAGAAAGCAAGGAAAACCCACTCAGCGAGAACGAACGCGAAGCTCTCAAGGGATTCAGCGCGGACGCGAAAAACGTCTATCGGATGGTGCGCGACAAACTCAGGAGCTTCAAGAACAAGCTGGTCGGTCGTTCCTCCTCTGTGGGCGCAATCCTCCTTGCGCGTCATGCCGAGATCATCGCCCGCAAGATGCGTGCCATTACGGGCAAGCCCTTCACGGCGATGGACTACTATCGTCTGTGGTTCGCCCTGCAATACGGCAAGGGAGCGGATGGATTTGCACAGGCGGCGATGAAGAAAAGCGACGCGGAAAGCCTGTCCGAGTTCAGCCGTCAAATGCGCAACCCCGAGGCGGAGAGCGGAAGCCGCAAGAAAACATTCTTGCAGGTAAAAGCTCCGAGTGACGCATTTGTCGATGTTGCGCAGGATGACATGATTCATATACACAATCACCATCCCGAAATGACAGATGAGGATTTTGCGGTCATTCAGGAAAACATGGAGAATTTCCTGCGCGTTCATCAAGATATGACAGGGAAGGGAGATTACGGCGGGGAAACAGTTCTGTGCAAAATAAAAACGCCGCGCGGCGTTGCAGGCGTTTCTTATGAACTTCTTCCTACGGGGAGAATCTTCCTAAAGACAGCGTTCTTTGACGATGAGAAAGGCATTGATAACTGGATTGCAAAGAACGGTACAAGTAAAGACCTTATGGATGTGGGCACAGAAAAAAGAGGCAACGCCGCGTCCATGCTTACAGGTCACCCCAGCCAGACGGCAGATGCCGCCGACAGCCTAACTCCTTCGGACGTTCAACCTCTTTCGCTTTTCATGATACAGGAGCGAATCGGGCTTGTCAACGGAGAAAAATTCAACCAGTCCGCATGGCACGGCACGCTGCATGACTTCGACGCATTTGATCTCGGTGCAATCGGCACGGGCGAGGGTGCACAGGTGCACGGCTACGGGCTGTACTTTGCAAAAGAGAGGAGCGTGTCGGAGGGGTATAAGGAACGGTTGACACGCAAAGCTGGAAGCAGGGATACTGTTTTCTATGGAGAGAAACCTGTGACAGAGTATACAGGGGAGCTGTCAGAGGCGTTGACACTGTTGAAAAGTATAAACCTGTATCCGGGAGTGGATGTGTCTACGGCGATTGATAGAGCCGTAGCAAGCACGGAAAAGACTGCGAAACGCTGGCAAGAGATTATTGCAGAGTTCGATGCCGCTTTATCTGCCTATAAAGACAACCCTCGAATTACCATAAAAGGACTCACAGAGGCAGTTCCTCAATACAGCAATGTAAGAAGTGCGATCGATTCTGCGCGATCTGTGCAAGCAGGAAAACGAAGAACTGCGGCGGATGTAGTGAAAAAGCTTACGGAAGAACGGAAAATCTATGAAGGTTATCTGGCAGGAGAGGAGAATATTATTCGACTTCTTCGTCTTATTGACGCGAATAAGGTAGAAGTAGTCGGAAACAGAGGAAGTCTCTTCGAAGTCGAAATCCCCGACAATGACGTTCTTCTCGACGAGCAGAAGTCCTTTGACGAGCAACCTTCTTTTGTGCAGGAGAAGCTGCGAGAGCTGTTCGGAAAAGAGTCTGCCGAGGAACGTCTTGCACATCTTGAAAAGATTGCGAAGAAAGATCCAAAATTGTATCAGATGCTCACGATTCTTCATCAGACGGAACGCGATATAAAGCGGTTCGAATCCGATGTCTCGACGCTTCGCGATGTGTTGGATGTGTCGAAATCGCCACGTGAACGTGTGCTGATTTTCTGGGATATAGATGAGCTGGACTATGTGGACCGTTCGCAGTTGGATGATCGTCACGAGGATGATGTTGCAAACATCGAATCGTCCAGACCCTATCTGGAAAAATGTCTTGCTTCTTACGAGAGAGCACTGCAGCGGAAGAAAGACGGGTATCAAAATACGCTGAACACTCTGACCAGACCAGAGAAAATGGACGGGCGTGAGATTTATCAGTACCTGTCCGCACGTCTCGGCGGCGACAAAGCAGTATCTCTAGCTCTGAACGAGGTCGGTATCAAGGGCATCACCTACGTCGGCGGGCGTGACGGTCGCTGCTATGTCATCTTCGACGACAAGGCGATCTCCATCATCGAGAAGTTCAACCAGCAGATGAACGCAATCATCAAGGGCACGACACAGGACATGAAGGACGGGCAGCGGATCATCTCCCTCCTCACGGAGGCGGACGAATCCACCTTCCTTCACGAGATGGGGCATCTTTTCCTCCTTGACCTTGAGCGACTTGCAGACATGTCCCCGACGAGCGCAGAGGAGCTTCAGACCGTGCGCAAATGGGCGGCGTGGAGCGAGGGACAGGCGGCGGAGTACAAAGGGACACCGTTCGAAGCCGAGTTTGCATACCTTGACGCGAGGATTCGCGCTGCGCTCAAGAGGGGTGATGAGAAGAAGGCGGATAAGCTCAAACGTCAGTGGGAGCAGGAACGCTTTGCCCGTGGTTTCGAGCGGTATCTCCAATACGGCGAAGCCCCGACAAAGGGACTGCGTTCCGTATTCGCCAAGTTCCGTGCGTTCCTTCAGCGCGTCTATCAGGCGTTCACGGGAACGGGCGGAAGGGCAACGCCCGAGGTGGAGACCGTCATGGCGCGGATGATTGCGATGCAGGAAGCTGATGTTGCTGAGAATATCGAAAACGGCAAGAAAGCGATGCAGACCGTTGTTGCAACTCATCAGGATGTCAAAAACGCAATGGAACGTTCCGATGTTGGTGCGATTGACTTTGTGTGGGGCGAAGCGGGAAAAGGTGCAAAGTTTAAGCAAGGGAAGGGGATTGCACATATTCTTGCGAAACACGTCCCTGAAAGCGGCTCTGAACTGCTGGACAAAATTGTAGAGACGATCGCAAAGGGAGAGGTGATTCAAGAAAAGACGGCTGGGGGAAGCACGCAGTCACGGCTTGTTCTTGAACATAACGGATATGTGGCACTTCTCTCCATGAATGATGATAGCGGTGCATGGCTCTTGTCGGGCTGGGAAACGTATGACAGCATGAAAAAAAGAACATCCAGTGCGAGCGGCGAGGGTGACGGCTCAACCGTTGCTACTGCCACCGCGCCTATGCGTTCTCGTCGCGATGGAGAGGATGCTCTTTCTTCTGTCTCCAATATATCACCAAACGAGGCAGAAAGCAAGCAAGAACCGACACTTGAAAACATTTTACAGCTCGCGCCATCGCTCAAAAAAGCCGCACTCGAATACGGCGCGAAGGATGAGCGCGGCAAAGTCACCTTTGCCGATGAGGAACGAAAACAGGAGTTCTTGAAGGTCGCAAAGGCACTTCTTAGCGCGGGAGAGCGGAAAACATCCGCCCGTCGACAGGAAGCCCTACAGGAAATGCTTGACGGAATCACAATCATCCCCCCGCACCGTGTCAGTCCGCGCAAGCGCGTGATTGCAGACTGGGGGCGGGAGATGGGCGTAACCGTCGTGTTCTTCAAGGGCGATCCGTCCCTGCATGGATTCCATCAGAACGGTGTAACCTTCCTCAACGTGGACAGCGAAATCACGCCGCAATGGACGTTCTGGCATGAGGCGATGCACTGGATGAAGGCAAACAATCCCGACATCTACAATGACCTAGTGGCGGCAATCAGCGGCGCGGAGGGCTTCACGAAAGAACAGCTCGATGCATACCGCAGGGAGATCGGTGCGCCCGAGATGAGCGACGCGGATGTGATTGAGGAGATGCTTGCAGACGCTCTGCCCGACGTGAAACGCCGCGTTCCGCTCCTGCGGGACATTGGGAAACGTGACACGGGCCTTGTGCAGCGCGTTGTTGCGTGGATTCGTGATGTCATGCGGCGATTCCACGACCATTTTCATACGCCAAAGGGCGGGCTTACAAGCGCACAGCGCGTTGCCATGACGCGGGCGTTCGGGAATCTCGTCGGTTCGATTCGCGACGCGGAGGGGAAAGCGATCTTCCGCATCGAAAACGAGGGGGCGCGTATTACCCTGCGCGGCGGGAAACCTTTGCCGACGGTGAAATATTCGCTTGACAATAGAGGGAAGGAGGGGGATAATGAAAGCAAGATAAGCGACGCTGTTTTCCAGAAATACCTTAATGACGGTATCATGGAGATGGTGCGGGACAAGGTATCTGCTGAAATCGGCGAGCACGTTGACCTGTCAGCGATGAGCGACCCTGTAGCACGGGACGCGGCGCGTGACAGATTGCCGTATATTCGGCAAATGCTTGTCCACTACAACGATCAGTTGATACAGAACGATCCGGCATATAAAAACCGTATGGCGGTGAAGATTGAATATGCGAGGAGGTGCTTCGATAATGACCCAAGAATCCAACATGGAGCTGTTCGACAAGTGGACGGAAACTCAGGACAAGGCAGAGTTTCTGAAAATCGGCAAGGAACTGTTTCCGGAGACAACGGATCAATATCTGTCCAACCTGTTCGACAAATCACGCGCGGGGTATCACGCAGCATAAGCGGTGAACGTGCGGGCGCACGGAAGCATTTTGACAAACTTTATGAAGATATGCGAAAGCACCTTGAATCTCAGGGTGCTTTTTCTACGCCCAAATTCTCAGCGAACACGAGCGGAGAACGTCCGAAGGGCAACTTCAAGCTGCTCAAAGACCGCATTCGCAGTCTTGTTGGCGTCGCTCCTGCGGACAACCTCGAACTGCCGGGGCGTGTGCGTCGCACAGTGATACTCTCGCCCAAAGAACTGGAACGGAAGATAAAGGAGCGATGGATTCAAAAGGAAAACATCATCTCCGAGGAACAGCAGAAGGACGGGAAAATCGCTGTGACCTACTATCCCGACACGCATGATGTCGGTTTTGCAGACGATGTGAAGAGCGTACGGCAGGTGGCAAAGCGCAACCCGTTCGTGAAGGTACTCTATGATCTCGCGCACAAGGCGATGAAAAAGCAGGAGAAACTTCGCAACGAGTTCGGCAAGGCACTCAAAGAATTTAACGAGCTTGTGAAGAACAAGAAGGATTTGAAATCCATCACGGCTATTCTCTGGCAGGGTGACGCGGAGGGCAGGGTGTTTTCCGATGCCGAGCTTCGCTCCCTGGGCGCAAACGAGCGCGTCATTAAGGCATATAGGCTCGTGCGCCGCGAGCTTGAGAAAGCCTACAAGATGTTGCGCGACGCGCAGACGCAGGTGAAGACACGTTCGCAAACAATGGCGGCAGAATCCGTGGAGAGTTTCAAAAAGAACCACTGGATTGAGGACGCGGATGTCATCAGCGTTCAGCCGCGCAGTGGCGGGGAAGTCCTCTTGACATGGAGGGGGTGTAAAACCTACGAAACAGAAGAAAAGAGGATAACCGCTGAGGCGTTTGAACGCATGAAAAAGGACGATGATATTATCATCACGCGTGCTGTTTCGTTAAGCCCGACACAGTACGGGGAAGGGATGTACGAAGTAGACTACGTGGAGCGCATCAAACCCGTTTTCTGGCGCAAAGGCTATATGCCGCACTTCTTCCATGAGTGGATGATCTACGAGAAAATCGAAGGCCCCAAGACAGGCGAGGTGCGCTATGTATCCGTTGACAGCGGGCGTACGATGGCGGAAGCGGTGAAGATCGGCAACAAGATTGCGGAGGGCAACAAGGACAAGAAGTATGTCCTGCGCCCGAAAGGATTTGACCTCGGCACGGAAAACGCCGCCGTCATCGGTGATATGGACTTTGCGCAAATGTCGCGGAAGCTCGCCGAGAGTACGGAGATCAGCCTTGCGGATGCGCGTTCCCTCCTACTCAACAATGCGGGGGCAAGTCTCAAATCCCGTCACCGTTTCTTCGGCAGTCTCCTTGAGCGCAAGGACGGCAAGGGCTTCGACCAGGACGTACAATGGGTACTCGCGCACTACTTCAACAGTGCGGCGCGTTACATCGCCATGGAGGACTTCAAACCCGCCGCAATCAGTATGTACGAGCGTTTCTTCGGACGATTCGACGATGAACCGAAAAATCTCACGGCGCAGTATTGCAAGAACTACATCAACGATGTCAACGGCAATCCACGCCGGGTGGAAACGGCACTCAACGACCTCATCAAGAAAACGCCGATCGGCAAGTATGTCACGGACAACTTCGGCGACCGCGTTGCGCTTGCCCTCAACGGGGAACTCTCCACATGGAACGCCATCACCAAGATGGGCCTCTTTAATTTCGCCTCGGCGTCGGTCAACTTCTCACAGTTCATCAACATAGGAGCTGCGCTGAACGACTACGGCTATGCCATGAAGGGACTGAAAAGGGCGCTTCATCCATCGGCGATGGACGAGAAGATCATCGAGGCTTCGGGGATTTTGGGCGACATCAATGCGGCGGACGACAACGGCGGCTACTCGCAGCGGCGCGGCGGCAGGGTGCGCGGCATCTACAGCGGCATCAAGAAAGCCGGCGAGTGGACCCTCATCCCGTTCCGGAAAGCCGATATGCTCATGCGCAAGGCGGCCGTGCTCGGCGCATACTATCAGGGCGTGGAGCAGAAAGGAATGAAGACCGCACCGGGCGATGAACTCTCGGCGGAGGCACTTGCCTATGCACAGGAGATCAACGACGACGCGAACTTTGACTGCTCCTCGGCGAACGCGCCGGGAATGTTCCGCGCCGGCTCCGTTTTCACGCAGCAGCTCTCCCAGTTCCAGAAATACCCCATCATGCAGTTCGAGTTCATGTATAACATCATGAAGAACGGCACACGCGGGCAAAAGGTACGCTTCTTTGTCCCCTATGTCCTTTTCTGCGGCATCCCTGCCAGCATCCCGTTCGGCGGATTGTTTAACCAGATCTTCTCCGACCTGTTCGGATTCGCAGCGGGCGATGACGACAAGGACTTCGCACAGGAAGTCAAGGCAGAGGTGCTGCGCTGGGCGGGCAAAGACCCTGTGAAAAAGGCGATTGCAGAAACCGCGCTTTACGGCATACTTGCGCCGACTTTTGGTCTTGACATCTCAGGGCGCATCGGCATGAGCAATGCGTTCGGCGGCGAGTTCTACGGTGCGCATAAGCCGGAGAGTGTCGGCGAAATGGCGATTCAGCAGCTCGGCGGGCCCGCCCTGAACAGTGTTTACAGTGCGCGTCATCAGTTGGCGCAGGGCAATCCCATTGAGGCACTGAAAGCCGTATCGCCAGCTCTGGGGAATATGTTCCAGGCGGCGGTCGGCGAATCCCGCACCACGCGTCACCGCGTGAGCGCACGCTATGACAGCACCTACGACAAACTCGTTCATGCGCTCGGATTCCGCAGCGTAGAGGAGAGCAAGAACGCGTTTATCATGCACTATGAGTATGAGCAGAAGGGAAAAGCGGCACAGATCAAGCGCGAGGCGATTCAGGACTATATCGCCGATCCGTCGGATGAGAACCGCCGCACCATCAATGCCCTCGGCATCACCGACAAGCAGATCAAGGAGGCGCGGATTCAGCAGGAGCGCACAGCACTTGAGCGCGCAAGGGAAGGGAGACCGAAGACAAGCAACAAATCGGGAGCGTCACGGCAGAGAAAGGAGGAAGCCAAGAGAGAAACGCTCTATGATACAGTGGATGATGAATAAGAAAGGTGAGTCAAAATGAAAAAGATTTATACGGTCACTGGCAAAGTAACCTATCCGATGGGCGAGGACGTGAAGAACACGAGCTTCACTTTCTCCGATGAGGAGACGGGGGCAATGTTCTCCATGGACACCAAAGACCCCGTTGAAGCGGATTCCATTACGTACGGCGACAAGGTCACGGTCGAGATCACCAAGGTTTAAGGGAAACAGCATACGAGGCGCACATCAGGCGGTGTGCGCCTTTTTAATGCACGGAAAGGAGCAAATAAAGGAGTGGATATGATGATTCACGTATTTCAGAAATTGCAGGAGGGGTGGGGGATGAAACTCGCCCTATCCTGCATCGTATCTGTTGCAGCAGAGGAGCATGCACAGATTTTTGCGGCGTTTGTATTCCTCGTCTGTCTTGATCTGGTGACCAAGTGGCTCTCGCTCTCACGCAAGTGCCTCATTGATCACGGAACGGAGCAGCCAACGTTCTGGCAGTCGTTCACAGGGATTCGGAATGCCCGCCGTCTTGGCTACATCCGCAGTGAAGAGATGCGGAAGCGTTTTGTTCACAAGATACTCAGCTACATCGGTGTCGTATTGTCGGCGGTCGTGCTGGACTTTATGCTCGCGCACGCGCACGCCCCTGCCCCTGCGTTTGCTACAAGTCTCGTGATTGGGTATCTTGCGATTACAGAGTTCATTTCCGTTCTTGAGAACATGCAGCGTTCTGGCGTGGAAGAGGCTGGCGCAATCGCAGAGCTCGCACGCAAGAAAGGCGGCATTGGAAAAAGTTCGAGCGAGAGCGCAGACAGGAAAGGAGAACAGTAACATGGAACGCATTACCATCAACGACCTGAATCTTGAAATCGACCACAGCTGTCTTGAGACACGCCGCACCACCGACCAGATTGTCATCCACCACACGGGCAATCCTACGGATGACGATCTCTCGGCGGCAGAGATTGACGCAAGTCACAAGGGGCAGGGGTGGACGTGCATCGGCTACCACTACGTCATCCGCAAGGACGGCACGGTGGAGCAGGGAAGACCGCATTGGACCGTTGGAGCACACGCCTACGGAGAGAACGCACACACCATTGGGATTCATGTGTGCGGGAACTTTGAGGAGGCAGAGCCGACGGATGCGCAGATCGAATCGCTCGCAATGCTCCTTGCGAATCTCTGCACCGACTATGGGCTGACGATCGACCGTGACCACATCGTAGGACACAGGGAGCTCATGTCGACGGCGTGCCCTGGCAGGAATCTCTATGAGATGATGGACACCGTTGTGGGAAAGGCAAACTTCTACGCCAATGCGTGAGGAGGGGCATACAATGCTTGAACGGGTGAAAGATACCATTACAAAGCATAAAACCGTTCTTCTGGTGATCCTGTGTCTCCTGCTTGTTGGCATTGCGTATGCTGTTGGCCGGCACTCCGCATCGGAGCAGACGGCGGCCGAAAAACCTGCTGTCATGACGCAGGAAGAGACGCAGGACGTTAAGGCACTGCGGGCGCGGCTGGACATTTCACACGCCAATGCAAACGCCCTGCAAAAGCGTCTTGCAGAAGTGCAGGCAGAGCAGCGTGCGCCGTCAACAACGTACTACGTCACAGCACCAACCGTCGAACAGGCGGCACAGGTCGTTGAAAAAGAGATACGTGAAGACGCGCCGACACTGCCACGGGCAGCGCGTGAGAAGTCTGATCGTACCGTTGTCACGCCGATTACGAAAGACGCAGACGGGAAAGAACTACCGCAAGATAAGCAGAAAGTTGACGTGTATAAAATCAACCTCCGCAAAGACCATCGCATCAAGGCGGGGGCATCCGTCATTGACGGCAAGCCGCTCATGAGCATCGGCTACGAGCAAGGGCGATTTGAGGCGTTGGCGCATTTTGACGGCGGACGTTACAAGGGCGTGACCGTCATGTATAACGTCGCCGAGTGGTAAGGAATAAACGAACAGAGGGGGCAGCGTATCGTGCGCCGTCCCCTCTGTTTTTCTTGTCTACAATTTGCCTACAAAATACCATGATTCGCCCTCTATATTGCTATTTCGTCATTGTGCAAAAAACACTGTGTTATTCCTGTAAAGCCTTGTCGCTGTTGGGGTTACGAGTTCGCTTTTGGATTTGCTATATCGCCTCGTTGCATATTTCTGTATTCTTGGAGGAAATGGCACGCACGCACAATGAACGCACGCGCCTTCAGGCACTTGGCATGGATGGCTTTCACCATCCAAACCGTTATCTGGAGACACATGGCATCCTGCCTGACGGTCTGGAGATCCCGCTGAGATCGATCAAAGGCGCGCCCGAGACGTTCGACGTGACGCATCTTACGGCGAAACTCGCATCGGCAAAGGAAGGAGCGACCACGTTTCCTGTCTATGACCGCCGCATACACGATGTCGTCCCCGACGCGCTGACCGTGGATGCTGAGATCCTCCTCGTCGAGGGCAACTGGCTGCTCTTGGACGAAGAGCCGTGGCGCGACCTGCGTGCCCTCGCAGACTACACACTTCGCATCGACGTGCCGCCCGCGCTCCTGCGCGACCGTCTCATCGCCCGCAAGGTACAGGGCGGGCTTTCGGTGGAGGACGCGAGAGCGTTCTACGAGAGGAGCGACGCGCCGAATGTCCTGCGCTTCGCCGCGCACGCAGGAGCGGTAGACGAGGTCTGGCGCATGGAGGAGGACGGCGACTTCGTGCGCGGATAAAGTTGCATACGAAAAAGGGGCTGTTGCACGAAGGTAAATTTATCTTTGTGCAACAGTCTATCTTTTCGTATAGGGGCAGATCGGCGAAAC